ATAAATTGTAGTGTCGTTTTCACTTGCAACTGCGTTAGATAAAGTATAAACAGTTGTTGAACCGTCTCCAGTTTCTGTATCTACAAAATTAGTTGCACCACCTCCAATAGCACCCCAAGCTGAACCATCGTAACCTTCAAAAGAAGTGTCAGTAGTATTAAACCTAAACATTCCAGTTACAGGCGTAGGTCTTTGAGCGTCTGTACCAGTTGGCATTTCAACTGCTCCAGTACTATCAATGTGTAAACCTCCTACTGTAATTGAATTAGTAGTTGTTGCGCCATTGTCTGTTGTAGTGTCTAAATCTCCTGTATTTGTTACCGTTACGTTTCCAGTTGTAACATCTACGCTTATGCCTGTTCCAGCGTTTACTGAATCTACCGCTCCACCAGCATCGGCCCAGTTAGTCCCAGCGCCAGTAGATAATAAAATTTGCCCAGAAGTTCCTAAATCGCCGCTAGTATCTTTAACGCCGCCTAGCGCTTGAAAATTTCCTTGTATTGTTACGTTTCCGCCTGTATCTAAAGCAACACCAGACCCATTACCTAGGCCGTCTGTTATCTCTTTGGCGGTTGCATTAAGTACATCGTTATCTGTTGTTTTAAGCAGACCGTCATAAGTACTCGAAATCGTTTTGCCTGTTAATGAAGCCATATTGTTGTTTTTATTTTATTTTTTATTTTTTAATTTTCTTCCCAGTCGCTTGCTTTATCCTGCCAATTGTCTGTTTGGTCTTGCCAAAAAACTATTATAGCAGTAATGCCTGTCTTAATTGCTTTCGCTATACTTTGGCCTAGTCCTAACATTTACCTTAAATAAGCTATTATTTTACCACTAGCCACAATAACGTTTGTAATATTTCCGTATATGATTTGGCCAGCAGATAGTGCTAAATTTGTAATTGAACTGTCGCCGCCGTTTGTGTTATTAGAAAAAGATACGCTGCAATCAGCAACAACTTGTATTGCGCCAAAAAATTCGCCTTCAATACTAGTTTCCCCGCTGCTTAAAATTCGCATACCAAAATCTCCAAAAGACATTTCCTGGAAAATGCTAGTATATTTTAACTCGTTTGCCATTATAATTATTTTTCACAAAGTTAAGCAAAAAGCTATAATTTAATTCTAAGCAGTAATAAATTGACAACTACTGAAAATATTAAAGATAATACTAACCAAACAGGCGTTCTATATTTAACCTTTAGCGTGTCGCTTTTTTCTTTTACGTCTATTGTTTTGCTTTCGTAACGCTTCTCAATACTTTGTACTATGCTATCTAAGTTAATATTAGCCTCTATAGCGTTGTTATTTGATTTTATGGTAATTGTACCTTGCGTAGTTTTTAAACGCTCTCTAAATGGCTTTAAAATGCCTGCGCTATCGCAAGGGCTTTCAATAAGTATGGTATCGTTTACCGCCTTTGTTATTATGCGGTCTTTGGTAAGTATAATTGTATCGTTTACAATAACCTCTTTAGTCTGGGTTATTATTTTTTTAGCGGTGCAACTTGCAAATAGCAGTAATATTACTATACTATATTTCAGCATTTTTTTTTGGTTTTCTTTTTATTTCTAAATCAAAACCATTTGGCGCCAATTTTAATAATTCCTGTAAAGCGCTTTTACTGTTTGTTACATCTAGGTAACCGTCCCCGTTTATATCTGAAACCGATTTGCCAACTAAAATACAACCCTTAGTTTGGGTGTAATAGTTTCCAATATGAATAAGTACAAAAGAACGGCCAGGAACGTCTTGTATATGGTAATGTTTGTTATATCTAGCCGACTGCCTTGCAACTACTTTGTAGTTACCTAAAGGTATGCAGCTTTCGTTGCGCTTGTTATTTAACCAAGGCAATTCTAATGTTTTGCAATTAAATAGTTTTTTACCTTCGTCGTTTGTTAAAACTAATGTCCCAAGCGTTTGAGCATCTTCTAATTTGCTTCTCGTAATTGTTACCTTCATTTTAAAATTTCTTTGTTTTATTATTCTGTATTAAACTTCTTAAACCGTCGATAATAGTATCTGGCGCAAATAAAAAACCAATTCCTACAATTAATAAAATAGCAAATTGAAATACCTTACTGTCTTGAACCACAAAAATATAAGCAATACCTGCGCCTATAATTAATAAGCCTAGCAAAGTAGTTTTCCAACCGGCGACAATATTTTTCATATTATTTACTGGCTTTAGTTTTCCTAACTATGCCGTTTTTAACAATAGTATTTTTACCCGCCTTAATAGGTTCGTCTGCTTTTTTGTTTTCAGCAGCATTTAAGTTTTGGTTTATGCGCTTTTGTATTTTACGCTCCTCGTTTATTATCCACCACTTTTGCAAAGTATAGCCGATAGCAACCGCAGTAAGCAAAATTTTTAAAATAATATCAATTTGCATAAAGTTAAAAGCTAAAGCAGTCGTATTCAAGGCGTAAATTTTAAGGTCAGTAATTGTAGTCATTAGATTATAGTTATCATTATATTATGAACTTCTACTTGCGAATTATGGCTAGTCCTAAGTTGTACATTCATTCCAGCCGTTTGCATTGCCGCATCTTCGACCCAAACCATATTTGTAACGCTATAATGGTGGTCGTCGTTTTGCGATTTCATTTCAGTAGTCAATACTTGCATTGTATGGCCCCCTCCAACTATTTGACACTCTAAAATAGTGTTGTTAGACGTTTGTACAATTTGAAAATCAACTTTTAAAAGAACAACTTTACCAATAGGTACTTCCGTAAAATCAATTTTAGAATTTGCCGTGTCCCATAAGCTGCTAGTTACATAAGCTGGCTTATATACTTCTGTTGTGTGTGGCCCTTGCTTATCATTAGTTAAATTCGTCCAAGTGTCAGCAGTTAAAACTATTGGCGTCGTAATCGTTGCTAAGTCTTCGTAATTAGCAAACCCACCTTTATCGTCATAAATAGCGTTTACGCTTTCTTTTATTTCGTTTAGGTCTGCGGCTTTAACCTTATTAATATCTGGTAACGCGCTTACTACGTTATCGACTTTGTCTGTATATGTTATTTTGCTCATATCTTAGCTTTGTAATTCTGTTTGTATTTCGGCTTGTAACCCTTTAGTCGTTCCTAATGGCTCAACTCTATTAGATAATTCTAAGACCGCCCTGTAATATGTATGGTCTTTTAAATCGTCTGTTAGGTACGTTACGCCCTCGTTTACACTCGTATATACTTTAAACCCATACTCCGACAAATCTAAATAACCTGCCGACCTTGTTCGTAGCAAAGATAATATTTTTGAAATTGCCAGATTGCAGTTTAATTCGCCACCATCGTCGCCGTTAAATCTAGTAACCACTTCAACGCGCGTTAAAAGTTCCATTGTTAAGCTGCTTTGGTTTTGGTCCACTTCGTTATTAGAAACGCTATAAACAATAATATAAGGCGCTACTGCATTGCTAGGCACTCTGTTATATACAGGTAAAGCCTGGTTGCTTAAAAGAACCTGGCCAGTAAGTTTTTCTATTATCGCCTTGCGTAAGTAATGTATTGCTTCTAACATTATTTTGTAGCTTTTTTAATTGTACTATCTAATCGTAATAATAATTTTTGTAACGCTTTCCTGGCGCTACTGTAAAAAAATGGCCTAGCTGGTAGGTTTATATCTTTTATGCCTTTGCCTTTAAATTGTGCAGCGTACTGGGCCGGAATACCTAGTTCTACCATATCGTCTAAACTAACCCTTGCACCAGTTCCAAATTCTACATAGGGGCTATAAGGCGCCTTACTAAAAACCTCAATATAATTAGCACCAACTTTTTGCAGACTTATTAGGTTTCTTAAATTACCAGTATCTGCCGGAGCGCTACGTTTAGCCATTCCTACAATATCAAAAGCAGATTTACCTAACTCGTTACTAAAATCTTGCTTACTAAGCATTTTCAGCTTTGTTAGTTTTTTATCTAACAACGACAAGGACGCTTTATCTATTTTTGCGCTAATCAATTTTAGTAGCTTTTAATTCAGTGTAAAAATCTATAACGCTATCGAACTTGGAATTTATCCTATATTCGGCAGCATTGCCGCCTACAGTAATAACATCGCCAATATTAATGCCGTCAGCGCTTTTTTTACGCATTATTATTTGCACTTCTAACTCCAAAGACCTTTTGCCATTTTCCTGGCTTATTTCCCCAGATAATTGGTTTACGTCGGCCCAATAAGAAACGTTATAGTCAGCAGTATTTTGCCAGCCACCAAATTCGTCTTGAACGCGCGTTGTCTTTTTTACCGTTATGCGGCTATTTAGTTTTCCAGCTTGCATTAAATAAACATCGTTTTATAACCGCTTAATATGCTTTTTACGTTTGTCGGTATTTCATTAACTGTTTTACCAATTTCAAAATCCGCTCTATTGTCGTAGTAATTAGACACCATTTGCAATAGCGCCTGTTTAATAAGACCATCGTTTAACCCCTGGGTTGTATATGTTACCTTTACATTGCTGCTAGGTCCACCGTCTAATTCAATACTTAAATCGTCTAAACCGTACTCTGTAAACGTTGCAGCTTCGCCTTCAATAGTTACACCTGTAACGGTGTTAATAGGCGCAAAAGGTAAATCGAATAAACCAGAAGTGTCGGGTAAAAAATAAGTTCTGTTTTTAGCTACTATATCGCGACTAATATAATTCTCGCACCAAATGCGTGCCTGGGTAATCATATTTGTAATAATAGCATCGTCTTCGTCTGTATCAATTCTAACGTAGCTTTTAACGTCGGCAGCAGTTATTATCTCGTTGCCTAGTAAACTATTTACTTTAATCTGGCGCATAGCTTAATTCTTTTTAGTTCTGCGCTTACGGGGCGCCTTATTTTCTTTGGTTTCAACCTCTTGTTTGTATTCTTTTACAATAGGCTCCTTATACTCAATGGCGATACCAACGGCTAAATAATGCTTTGCAATATCGTCTTTAACCTCAACAATTGTGTTTTTCTTATGTACTTGGCTGCCATCGACAACGCTTTTTAACATTTGAAGTTTCATAATATTTAATTTGTGTAAAGATAAAAAAAAAGGCGCTACCAAAAGATAACGCCAATTTTAACTAAACTATGTTTATTATGCAGAAAACAATAACGCAAAGTTATTAAATTTTTCCGTATTAGCTTTATTTAATCGCATACTTATTTGGCCAGTATTTGGCATTATTAACCAATCGCCTGTT